GCTATTGTGTTCAGACACAGGGTCTTTCTTGTTGAGTGTAGTCAACGAATTTTCAATGTACCATCCACCAGGACCTTGGAATGAATGATTGAAAACTTGAACCCAAGGTACATCTTCGCCTGCTGGTGCGGGAAGAAAACGGATCGTTGCGAAACCGTTACCTGCTTTGTCTACTGTGGGTTTCCAGAATCGGAGGTCTTCATAAGACTTCTTACCTTCTTCTTTATTTGTGAGTTTGGAAACTGCGTCTGTGAGTTTTTCCAAATCTTTGGTGCGTGACTTTTTCAAATCTGCAAATGATGTTGATGCCATATTAGTATTTCCTTGTATGTTAAGTATTAAATGTATGTTTTGCTTGTCCACTTTTATCATAATCTACTATAGTATATAGTCTATCACAATTCTCTTTTTGTGTCAATAGACGGCAAACCTTTGATGGTTTACGCATTATTGCCACTACGTCACTACTAACTCTCTTAGTGACTTTTTCATCCGTGCCGTATCGTAATTTAAAAAGGGCTGGTACTTTTTGCATAACTTGCTTACCTCTTTGTAGATTGGATCATGTATCATTATATCATACCTTTTGACAAATTGCAATAGCGAATTAAGTATCGCAAGTGTCTCCAGACTGATTTCTTTTCTTAAGTATTTCTTTATGATTGGTGGATGATCTCCACCTTTAGCATTAAAAAATTCATTCAGTTCGGTTGCTGTCCAACCAGAGATAAAATCCATCTCATTCTTAAATACATACGTCAACGATTCTTGTCTACGTTTCCATTCTTTGTAGCGTTCTTCACACTCTTCAGACAGAAGTTCACCGACCCACATTTTTGTGTCGTGCATAAAATTAGAAACTAAAAACTCTTCTAAGTAAGCATCTTTACGATTGCCAAGTTTAGCAAAAAAGATTTTGTCTTTACGTTTCAAAAAAGAATCGTAAGTGACATTGACTTTCTTATTATACTTGAACCAATCGTAGCTGTCTAACGTAAAATGATTTTTAACTCCTAAGTAAACCTTGTATGCGTCTATAGCATCCATTTTCATCAGTCTTCAACCTCAAGAGGTAATCTAGCTTTCGGTGCAATCATCTTCAACTTCATTGCTTCGCCTTCAATGGAAGACTTCATGCGAGGTGTAACTAAAGATGCCGCAGTCTCAACTTCAATGTTTTTAATAGTGCAGTATTCAAGAATAGCATCAATCATTGTGATTGGATGCTTATCAAATTGAATCTTCTTAATTTCAGATTCAAATTCTTTCTGAGTCAAAATATTAAGATTCATAGAATCGTACTGATGTAATTCTGCCGTTTTTGTAGTAGCCAAATTTAGTTTGCACCTTTGCTGGTTTTGCCGAACGAAAATTCAAATTAGTCATTTCGCTTTCAGACGCATAGTAGTGTGATGGATATCCATTCTTACGCTGATACGTTCTCATCTTAATTTCAGTCTTCATAATATTCATTTCAAAATTTTCTTTAATTACAATCTATAAAAAATATGCCCCTCAATTTGAGCAATCCTATGCACTTTGTTAATCCATGCTGGTTTAACATCAATTGCATGAAAGTGTGTAGCACCTTCTAAGAGTTTAATTATATCACTACCTATTGATTTTGTCAATAATAATTTGGCAACTTCATATGATTCTTTCCAACGACTATTGTTAGCTGGTGGTGTGCTTGCTTGTTTACTATTGTACCAAGAAAACTGTTGTGATTCCGTGACAACATCACGAATGTTTTTTGGATAACGTTTATCCTTTAGTCTGTTTAATGTCACTACGCCTACTGCAATTTTGCCGATGAGTGGTTGATTGCCTGCTTCGTGATAAATGTTCATTGCCATCCAATACAAGTCTGATTTACTTGAATCTTTTGGTGCAGTTGATGCTTCTGATAATTCTCTGAGTGTTGGTAATGCTGATGATGCATGTGACAGAGGTGTGATTGATGATAGTACTAAAAATATTACTGCTAGTAATGCTCTCATATTTTTCCTTTCTTTTTTGAATGGAGGGATACATTGTACCCCTCCTGCAAACTAATTATGCGTTGTCAATAAACGCTTTTAATTCTTTTGCTTTCTTCAGTATGTCTTCTGAAGTTGGGAACTGAGGATTCTCTGGTCTGTTTGGTATCGTACTGCCCGTGTCTCTTGCGGCACTTGATTCAAACTCCCACTTCTCTCTAGTCCAATTTTGCTTTGCGTAATAGTCTTCCATTACGATGCCTTTCGCCATATCGAGAATCTCAAGGCGAATTTCAAACGGTGTTTTACTCATATTTCCTCCTGTGTGTGTAATGAGTTGTGTAAAATACCCACATAATTGTTTAGTGGGTTAGTTATTTAGCAATCTATTAAGAATTCTTGAATAATCTTGCCAAACGCTTTCCTTGCTGTATGCTTTATACAGAGGTTCTAGGGGTGCAGTACCATTTGCAATGATTTGCCTGATGCTACTATTTTCAATTAAAACGCTAGGTTCTAAGTCCCAATAATTTCGCATCTGATGACTACGTGTTACTGCAATAGGGCGCCCTGACGCCAATGCATAATCTGGACTACTTGCGAGTCCACATCCATCTAGATAATCATAAAAATAACAGTTAATTGTATTTTGCGCTAACAAGTTAATAATCTGTTGAGTATCTAATAGATCATGTGTGATGATAACATCAATTCCTGGTTTTGTAATAATGCGTTTAACTTCTTCGGCTCTTGCAAGTGCATTACTTCCTTTACGCCCATGAATCTGGTCTTCATAGAATCCAAAAGGAATGTGAAGTCTCAATGTTGCTTCATCGAATTCTTCTTGTACTTTGTGCGCTAGTCTAGCAATGCCTTTGTGTGGTGGACCAAACCCTTGAAATCCGATGATTGGTTTCTCAGGCTCAACATATGATACTGTTGGTTTTCCTGGAAGCAAACGATTTGTTGTGAACACATGCTGTGTCTCTTTCACGCTAGGATCATCTGCAATAATGTATTCCCAACCATGATTGGATCTAGGCGAATATGAATCTGCAATTGATTGGCTCATGTCGTGCATGATTCGTAGGTGTTTAATGTGTGGAAATACATTTCTCAAATGTGGATGATCCATCCATGGAGTTGTTCCTGGTGCATAGTTATAAACGATTGCTTCAGGACTTAAAGATAGAATTGCGTCTTCTACTGTATTCATATTGTCTGCGTAAATCATCTTGAAATTAAATTCTGGATGTTCAAGTAATACTTTACCTGTAACGTCACCCATCAATCCTATACCACAAGCGGCTTTAAATCCTAAAGTCTGTGTGACAAATAATATAGTACGTTTCATTTTATTGTTTTCCATTTTCAACTTGAAAATTAATCCACCGATAGGTTTCTTTCAGTCCTTCTTTCAGATTTTGACTTGGGCGCCAATTTAATTTTTCTTCTATCAACTCATTGTTACTGTTACGCCCACGTACACCTGTTGGACCATCAATGTGTTTCTTGCGGATTGTTTTGCCTGCAATCTGTGCAACAAGATCAACTGTGTCGTTGATACTAATCATTTGATCTGCACCGATGTTAACTGGACCATGAAACGTTTCACTATTCATCAAGTGTCTAACGCCTTCAATACAATCATCAATGTATAGAAAACTTCTAGTCTGTTCGCCATCACCCCAAATTTCAATTTCATCACCATCATTCGCTTTTGCAATCTTTCTGCAAACTGCGGCTGGAAACTTCTCTTTACCTCCGTCCCATGTACCATATGGTCCAAAGATATTGTGAAATCTAGCAACTTTGTTTTGCATACCATGTTGACGATTGTATGCATGAAACAATCTTTCAGAGAATAACTTTTCCCATCCATATTCAGAATCGGGATGTGCTGGATATGCACTTGATTCTCTGCAATCAGGATTTACATTTGATGATTGTAGTTCTTCATTGTATACACATGCGCTACTGCTGAAGAATACTTTTTTGATGTTCATCTCTTTACATCTATGGAGAACATTCAAATTAATTGTTGCGCTATTGTGCATTACATCTGCATCATATAAATTTGTATTGATATAACCTGCACCACCCATGTCGGCAGCCAATTGATATACTTCATCAAATTGTTGGTCAATAACATTTTTTACTTCAGATTGTGAAGTTAAATCTGCAAGTTGAAAATCATCTGCGTGACTATATTCATGTTCATGTAGTTTTTTATCTACGCCACGAACCCAATAGCCTTCTGATTTTAAACGCTTAACCATGTGACCGCCAATGAAGCCACCAGCGCCTAGTACTAATGCAGTT